CAACATGAAAAAATGAAGCCACCGCTTGTTAGAAAACGCAACACCGAAGATCTGCGACCAGAAGCGGTTTGCAGTGACCATAGAATAAGTCTCTTCTTCCTGTGTCGAATCAAACGCCTTAAAGGTGTTTGCTTGTTCTCCATCTTCATACAATGTATTCTCTACAGTGACACCATGAATGGCACTGAGTAGTGCTCCTCCCAGTATACCAGCAACTCCCATCATATGGAAGGGGTTGAGCGTCCAGTTATGAAATCCCTGGAGGAAGAGAAGGAACCTGAAAATCGCCGCAACACCGAAACTCGGCGCAAAGAACCAAGATGACTGTCCCAAAGGATAGATGAGGAATACAGACACGAATACAGCAATAGGACCAGAAAAAGCAATCGCATTGTAGGGACGGATTCCGATAAGACGTGATAGTTCAAACTGACGAAGCATGAAACCTATAAGTGCAAAGGCACCGTGGAGAGCAACAAAGGCCCAAAGCCCTCCAAGTTGGAGCCACCGCTGAAAGTCCCCCTGAGACTCAGGACCCCAAAGTAGAAGAAGAGAATGACCCATAGCATCAGCAGGCGTTGACACAGCCGCTGTAAGGAAATTAGCACCCTCAAGATAGGAACTTGCCAACCCGTGGGTGTACCACGACGTAACGAAAGTTGTGCCAGTAAGCCAGCCACCAATTGACAAATAAGCAGTGGGAAGAAGTAGTAGTCCAGACCAGCCCACAAAGACAAAACGATCCCGTTTAAGCCAGTCATCCAAGATGTCAAACCATCCCCTCCCTGATTGTTGTAATGTTGAAGTAGTCATAACTCCGTAATAAACTTATGATATTTAGTTTACACTTCTTTACAATTGGTGTCAATAAGAAGTTATACCTACTTTTTGTTTTCGATAGAGTTGAGGCCAGGTGTCCCGAATAATCTCTGCCAGTTTATCGGGTGTAGATGAACTAATCACAGACCCTTAACAGAGTTCCAGTCTTGCTGAAACTGCTCCAGACCTTGATCCGTTAGAACATGATTATACATTCCCCAGAATACTTTTGGAGGGATAGTGCAAATGTTCGCACCAGCATCAAAACATCTTCCTACCTGATGAACATCACGAACTGATGCGGCAAGAACTTGAGTCGTGCTGAAATGTTGACCATAAACACCGGCAATTGCCTGAACAAGTGCAACTCCAGAAACAGAGTTATCATTTAGTCTCCCCACAAAAGGAGAAACATACGCGGCACCTGCACGACGAGCAAGGATTGCCTGTGCGACAGAAAAGATAAGAGTTACATTAACTTTCTTACCAACAGTAGCAAGTGCCGTACATGCCTTCAGTCCTTCTACAGTGCAAGGAACTTTGATTGTAACATTCCATAGTCCTTCAAATTCCATTGCCTGATCAATCATCTCCTCGGCAGTATCAGCAACAACTTCTGCTGATACGGATTCAAATTGATTACTCATAGAAGAAATCTCTTTGATAACTTCCACAGGATCACGACCACTTCTCTTAATCAGAGTAGGATTGGTTGTGATACCCTCAATCATTCCTGTTGTATTTGCTTTGCTGATTTCATCAATATCAGCAGTATCTAAAAATATTTTCATTAGTTAACGTGAATAGTTCCTGTCATTCCGGCACCCTGATGAGGACCACAAAAGAAAGTATAATCTCCGGCATCAGCAAAAAGAATATCTTGCGATTCTCCAGGATTAAACATCAGTGATTCTCTTGAGAGGTCAGCACGTCCCTCAACAATAATGTTGTGGGGTGGGAGCATATTATTCACAAAGTGAATCGTGTCTCCAGCATTAATTGTAACATCCGATGGTTCAAAAATCAAGTTTCCACCAGAACCCATTGTAACATCAATAGCCCATGCAGGTGTAGCAAGAAAGAGTGTAGCAAAAAGTGCAAAAAGAAATTTCATTGAGTATTTGCAAGTACTCTATCTATCACATTCTTATGTCTGGATACTTTGGATGTGTTGTGAATCCCTGATTAAATGATTCATTATCATTCCAATGTCTTACTGCGTTTGAAACGATTGCAATATTGGTAATGAGATATGTAAGAAAAACAAATGTTCGGATGATGGCAACAATATCAGATTCTCTATCACTATCCGATGCTTTCTGTCCAAGTGCTTTACACCATAATCTCCAGAAGGATTTACTCTTTTTCTTTTTACTCATATTTGACCATTAAAAAAGGACTCATCTAGAGTCCCTAATTCATTAATATTTAGTTTTTATATCAATCAAGACCCATTGCAGCATAATGTTCGGGGAATGCTTCAGCAGTGACTTCAATATCATTTTGCTGAAGCCATACTGCTTCTTTGATTAACTGAATCCGTTGAGATGCTGCACGACGACGAACCTCATTACGTGCTGCTTCACGAAACTCACCAGCACCAAGAGGAACACTGAAACCAGCAGTTACACCAGTAGCATTACGACTTGTACCACTCCCATATCCAGCATTGTCATCATTGGAATAGAAAGCACCAACTTGGAAACCAGGCAAAGGAACTACAATATCACCAATACCACCACTACCAGCATTCCCAACAGGAAGAGGTGCTACTGCTGCTTCCGGAAGTTCAACATAGGTGTTGGTGCTACGGTTTGAAGCATCAACAAATGTTCCTTGAGAGTTTCCGTTATTAGCAGAGGTTTGAGACTGACTGGAGGAAGCCTGTTGAGATTGATCTTGTCCTTGGTCAGAGGTAGCTTGTTGTGCTTGACCTTGGAGTTGACCTTGACCCTGCAACTGTCCTTGACCTTGAAGTTGACCTTGACTATTGCTGTTGGTATTATCAGCACTATTACGATTACGATTGCTGTTGTCAGCAGTGTTGCTATTAAAGTTGTCGTTCTTATTGCGATTTCGATTGGTATTATCGCTACTATTATCAATGGAGTTACGATTGGTATTTTCTACTTTATTGCGATTAGTATTTTCTACATCGTTGCCATTTTTAATGGTTTGACCAGATGCAAAAACAGGAGTGGTTAGAGTTCCGAGGATTGCAAGAGTAGACAAAAATACTTTGGTTTTCATTTAATTTTTTGAGAGGTGTCTGAAATTGTGTTCGAATTCATTATAAGGCATTACGGGTGAGGTGTCAAGTGCTTTCCACAAAAAAAGGACTCCCCAAGAGTCCTTAATATATTAATATTTAAATAAGACCATATGCATTATTCCCTAAGAACCTCCCGACATATACGTTTACATGATGACTGATTATCATCACACTCAATTAGACAATTATAATAATCATTAATTAGATCTGATTCCTCTATGCTCCTATCTAGGGTTTTACCAAATCTTTTAAAACTTTCTTTCCATCCTGCTAATTGATTATAGGATATAAGATTATGCACAGTAACCTCCACAAATAAATTTACTCATAATAAAAATCGACTTAGTTACACTTTTCTCAACTCTCCAATTCTACCACTATATAGATGATTTGTGTGTAAATCAATACAATTAGGAAACAAAAATTTATGCCTACGAGTTTATACTTACACATAAAAAAAGATTGAGATGGATGTGCCAAAGAACATTGTAACGATTACTAGGGTTACGCTTACCCTCACGCTGGAAGTGGAATAGAGTTTTACCATTTAATTTGAGGTGAATGCCACCACTCAAGAACTTCCACTCTGCCTGTTCAATCTTATCAAGGATCTCTTGATAGGTCAACTCATACTCTTGAGTTGGCATGTGATTGTACACCACATGCGTGATATCAAACCCATTTCTGATAATAAGATCAACAATAGCACTCTTGTTAGTATCAAGAAACTGTTTGAATGCCTCAGTATATTGAGTTTCAATTTGTTTAATAGTGCGTCGATCCTTACCGTTATAATTATAGTCTTTGTTACCGCAGAAATGTTTAACAAACTCAGCAGAATCTCCTGTGATGTTGAGAACCTCCATGAAATGCTTTTGTGTAGTCAGATGCACCTGGGTGCTACTACCACTAGCATTCTTGATACTGACACGCTTATTAGCATCTTGTCCGTCAATCTTAGTGCGTGATCCACCAATCTGCTCAAGACCATGAGCATCACACACTAGTTTCTCTTTGATGACAGAATATTCTTCACGAATCTTATAACCTTGTTCAGCAGTGAGTTGCATAGATCGTTTTATTTGTAGTACTATTATAACAATTAAAAAAGGAGCATTGCCGCTCCTTGTGTCACTTATTCAACTGTCAGGGAGTTTTCTTCTTTTTAAGACTGTTAAAGTAGTCTCTCAACTCAATAACATCCCTTTTCCATTGCTTTAGTTGTTCTCCAGTTAATCCATACATTAAGACCATTGTATCTTCATCTGGATGCATGAATCTTCCCTCACCTTTACCATCTCTTCCAGAGTTTTTAATCGCAGAAGAAAGAGTTTCTGGTCCAATAACATAACAAGCACCAGCAGCACCATGCTCATTAGTCATCATCTCATTATATTTCAAGATGACTTTATATAGTGCCCATCGTGGTGCATCAAATGAACTTGATGTTTCAACAAGTTTCTTCTGATTGAACTGTTTTGCTAATTCAGTTACACACCACTCATAAAACTTTTCTGCTTTTTTACCAGTCAATCCTTCGGAGATGAACCTATCAATAAAACAAATAGATCTAAAAGCAGTTCCATGAAGATTTAATAGTTTTTTGGTAGTATCTTTCTTACCATAAATTTTCTTCCATAATTCATATCCACCTTGAATTTGCATCAAACCAGCGGTGTTTTGTGGATAATCTGCAGTGATTGTGTAATTAAATTGGTTGAATGTTTCTACACTTCTTGCATCAGAAGATTCAGAACCAAAGTTATCATATTGCACGTTGATGCCTTCCATCACACTTCGCACATGAGTCGCAGTCTCGTCATTTTCATAGACTGCGGCACGATAAATGTCAACCAGATTGAGTTTCTTACGAAGTGTGTTAAGTGCCTTGAAAAGTTTTGCTTCTTTTACTTCAACTTCTTGCAAAGTTGAATCTTCATTGTGCTCAAGAATCATTACATTGACACCGCCATGCTCTTTTTCTTGTTCTTCAGTTAGAAGTTTCGTGCCATTGTAATATAGAAGTAGTTTGTGCTGCCCATCAATAATGTGATCTCCTCCAAGTTCTTCACCTAAATGTTCAGGTCTCCTTGAAATAATGGGAGGAATCAGCAACTCCATATCAACCAAACCGTATGATTGTAGCTGATTACTAGAAAGCATCCTCTGATACTTACCTACTAATGCATTTGCAATTATAATTCTAAACCAAATTTCAGGTTTCAGTAATTTTCCTGAAATTCCATAAACTACCTTATATAAAACTTCTTTCGACAGTTCGGCAATAGTTTTTGATTTCTTTTTAACATGAGAATTTTTACCAAACCCCATGGGTTGTTCTTCGTATGACATGTAATATCGGGACAACTAAGTTCCCGTAGATTGAATATTGAATTGAGTAAAACTCTAAGGACGATTAAGTTCCAATGAGTTGATTTATTTAGACAAAAAATGAACTTAAACCTTCATTTATTCTGTCTTCAGTGATTTTAGCATACTTTTCGTCAATGTCAAATCCAATCCATTTTCTTTTAAGATTTTGTGACACGACAGCAGTTGTACCTGAACCCATAAAAGGATCAAGAACTAAGTCTCCTTCCTGTGTAGTGAGTTTAATACAATTCTCCACAAGTTTTTCGGGAAAAGGTGCTGGATGTTGTTTCTGTCGATCAGGATTAATAACCCACACTTCACTACGATATTCAGGATCAACAGCATCACGAAATACTTTTGGTTTCTTTTTACATAACCAATAGATATGTTCTGTACAAGGAACTAATACATCATTACGAATGTTAGGTGAGTTACGACGATCCCAAATGATAAGTTGATACAACTCAGCAGTGCTGTGTCGAATAAAATCTGTTGGTAGATAACAACGATTCTTATGTCGTCGTGGTTTATGATTGAAGAAGATAGAACCGTCAGGTTTAATTACACGATGGCATTCATTTAAAAGTGCTACCATCCATGCCTGATACTCTTGCTCTGGCATGTCATCACCATAAGTATTATAATCAATATTAAACTTTCCCCAGATTTGATTTCCCTGCTTTACTTTTCCAAGTAATCCTTTCTTATTATATGGTGGAGATGTGACAATACAATCAACTGAATCCGATTCAATGTCTTTAAGTCCTTCTAGACAGTCTTTTTTTATCAGCATAATATCAGTTCTCTTGTAGATATTCTATCATACTTTGGAGAGTTTGGGTGTTGTCTCCTACCAGACCCAGTGCACGATTGCAGTTACTACAGAGTAGTCCACGAACTTTTCCAGTCTTATGGTCGTGGTCCACATAAAGGTTATTACTATCCTTTCTACCATTAGTATTTGGATTAAAACAAATAGCACATACTTCATTCTGTTCTCGTAAAATGTTTTTATATTGCTCTAATCCAAAATCTTCACCGTAGGTATATTTCAACATATAGTCCTTTTTATTATCATAGGAAGGTTTTTTGTCTTTATAATCTTTACTATAACATTCCTTACATCTTTTATGGCCTTTGTAATAATCAGAAATCAGTTTTTCTACACCACATTTATTGCAAGTAATATGAGTTTTACTCGCCCAGTTTTCAGAATAATTTTTTGTTTCACATCTCATACACCTTCTACGACCTTCTCTAAAATCAGAAGTAGGAAGTTCTTTGGTGCAGGTTCTACAAATCTTCGTGGTTCTCATTATGGTGTTTAATCTTTTAACTATTTATAAAATCTTAAACTCCATTATAGCATAAAAAAAGAGACCCGTAAAGGGTCTCTGATTTTATTAACCAATAGAAGGGGCAGTAAGAGCAACAGGAGTTGCTTCAACGGCTGCCAAATCCAAAGGATAGTTGTGGGCATTCCTTTCATGGAGTACCTCAAAACCAAGATTTGCTCGGTTAAGAATGTCCGCCCAAGTGTTCAACACACGACCTTGATGGTCAAGGATTGATTGGTTAAAGTTGAAACCATTGCACTGAACCCTTAAATTTACCATCTTTAAGGAGTGGACTATATCTTCATCCCAGAAGGATGTTGGGCGCTAGTGTCGTATTACATTCCACGCTTGGAAAACCGACTAGTCTCTGAACCTTTCCAAGAAGCGTCTTGGACTTGGCTGCTGATTACCCATTTAGGAGGGCTTCCAGCAATTCACCCAAAGTTTACCGTCAAATTGCTAGGACGGGACCCCAATTGAGGTTGAATGCCATCGTGGATACACCAAGAGCAGTGAACCAGATGCCAACAACGGGCCATGCAGCAAGGAAGAAGTGCAAGGAACGTGAGTTGTTGAATGAAGCATATTGGAAGATCAAACGACCGAAGTAGCCATGTGCTGCGACGATGTTGTATGTTTCTTCTTCTTGACCGAACTTATAACCATAGTTCTGTGACTCAGTTTCAGTCGTCTCACGAACGAGTGAAGATGTAACCAGACTTCCATGCATAGCAGAGAAAAGAGATCCACCGAATACCCCAGCAACACCGAGCATATGGAACGGGTGCATAAGGATGTTGTGTTCTGCCTGGAATACAAGCATGTAGTTAAAAGTACCAGAAATACCAAGAGGCATAGCATCGGAGAAAGAACCTTGACCGAAAGGATAGACGAGGAATACTGCACTCGCAGCAGCGACTGGAGCAGAATATGCTACACAGATCCATGGACGCATACCTAAACGATATGAGAGTTCCCATTCACGTCCCATATAAGCATAGATGCCGATAAGGAAGTGAAAGACTACCAATTGGAAAGGACCACCGTTATACAACCACTCATCGAGTGATGCTGCTTCCCAGATTGGGTAGAAGTGGAGACCGATTGCGTTTGAACTTGGGACAACTGCACCAGAAATGATGTTGTTGCCATACATGAGTGAACCTGCTACGGGTTCACGAATACCGTCAATATCGACGGGTGGTGCTGCGATGAATGCAACGATGAAGCAAGTAGTTGCTGCCAACAGTGTTGGAATCATCAGTACACCGAACCAACCAACATACAAACGGTTGTTAGTTGATGTCACCCACTCACAGAAATTCTGCCATGGGGATGTAGATTGTTGCCTTGAAAGAGTTGTTGCCATTGTTTTGAACGAAAAAGTAAGACCATCAGGGAATGGTGGAGTTACTATTTCCTAGACACCCTAAGTCTAGGATATGAAAGACGTGTTTAGACACCCTAGAGGTCTTGGTTTGAGGGGTGTTAAGAACAGTTAAGAAATGTGTTGATTTCTTAACTTGCTGACTTATTTAGTATACTACGGTTTCCCATCTCTGTCAACCCCCCCGTGTTGGGAGTGTTTTGAGGTGGTTTCCCGAAGACCCGTCTATCATACAGGTCTTTAAAAGTTCCGTCAAGCCCTAGTATCGATACTCTTGAATCCGATCCAGTACTCGATTTAGATACTTGTGTGCCAGGTCTTTTTCTTTCTGCCAAACTGTCTTTGGTTCTTCATCAATCTCATGCTTAAGTTTAAGGATATGGCATACTAGTTCATCCTTGTTCAATTGATTTTTTGGCATATATTAAAAAAAAGACTCTACTCAGTATATAGAGTAAAGTCTTTTTTGTCTGTTATTGAATTGGGTTTTGTGCTGGTATCAACATACCACCACCCATATCATCGTCATCATCAATATCTTCTGTAAATACGGAATGAATTATAAAAGCACCCAACATAAAGGTTGCTAATAACATCATTTTACCATACTCCAGGGATTAGGTCGCCGGTAAGGGCATATGATCCCATTGCGGCAATGACACCAATCATTGCTGCCCAACCATTAATACGTTCTGCTCTTTCGTTCATTTGTTTTCTCCTGTGTTTTGTTGTAAATAATGACTCTACCATTTTCATGAGTGAATACTAGTTCATCATCATGTGCCCAGCAGAGTTCTTCGTAAAGGGCATTTAGTCTCTCCATATCATCATAGAGTTGATTTGGATTAAACATTCTTTACTGGTTCATATGGATGTTGAGGTTTGTGCTCTCTATCCATAGGTTTAGAAGACTCAAAAGGATCTCTTGAGAGATTTTTGATAACAATAAATGCCTCTTTGTTACACTTACGAGTTCCAATAGGTGATTGCCATTTCTTGTTATACACTTCACCTACATCAATACCAGAGACTTGAGTTCCTGCCATTTCAACTACGATGTTATCACCTTCTTCCCACCCATATTTTTGGGCAAGAGAAGCAACTTGTTCATAAACAGATGGAGTGTCCATTACTCGATCTTCTGGTTCAAGACTTCCGTGCATCAGTAGAGGTTTTCTTCTTGTTCAGTTTCAAGTATAACATCAGAAGTTGGATATGCAACACAAGTGAGCACAAATCCTTCTTCCATTTGATCATCATCCAAGAATGATTGATCACTTTGATCTACTGTGCCGGACACAATCTTACCTGCACAAGATGAACATGCACCTGCACGACAAGAGTAGTTTAAATCAACTCCACCTTCCTCTGCTGCATCAAGGATGTATTGATCATCGGCACAAGTAACGATGGTTTCAGCACCATCTGGAGTGCGGAGAGTAATATTAAAAGACATTAGTAAGTTTCAGATAATTTTTCGATGGAATATGCCAACAATACGAAGAAGGCAATACTGGTCATTGTAAACAAGATTTGATACATTGTCAAGTAATCAGAAACCGAAAAGTCCAAAAAAGAACACACTACCAGTCGTGGCATAAGAAATCAGGGCAGCAGCAAATCCAATCATTGCCGTGCGACCATTGAGTTTCTCTGCACGTTCTGCATGTGTCTCAAGACCATATGCCTCAGTATAAGAGGGATCGACATACATACGGGGTTCAGTGGCCCACATGTTTGTGCGTCCACCGTCTTCGGTTGTTACAGTCATTTGAGTTTTGTTAAGAAACATTACAATATTATATAGGAAACATAAAGTCTTGTCAAGAGGTAGTCAGTATAAATGCTTACTATTTACCCTCAAACCCAGGAGGCAACCGGTTAAAGTATGGATCATAGTCAAATAGTGTATTCCAATCTTCAATCTGATTTGCTTGAGTTTTCCAAAAATTCCAAAGACCATCATAACTTGACTTATGAAAAACATCAATATGTTCTTTGTGAATTGAAGAACCAAGTTCAAGTTTATATAAGAACAAAGGAATAGAAAATGTATTTCCAGAATTATAAATCAAATCATCGGCAACTGCTCTTGGTTTGACTCCATTATCAATCTTATACTTATCTCCCCTTACATGGAGGTCAATTAATTTTTGTGCATGACGACGGGTAATCATATAACATGCTGTTGAAAAATCATTTACAAATCTTTTATGCATTTGTAGATGAACTGATGCCGTGTTAATAACTGCAAGTTGAATTACATCATAGTCATATGGAATTTTTGCATAGAAATTTTTCCATTCAAAAGGCCAATATGATGCAGTAGAGATATCACAATCATCTTCCATCATTAAGGCACATGGAGCATCTGTCTTAAGGAACTCTACCATTGCTCTCAAATGAGACGTGGTGCATCCAACCTCACCAGAAGACATACTGTCAGGGTATCTTCCTTTAAGAATATCTCCAAGGTCTCTGCCGTCCCTACCATCGTATGCAGAGATACGAGTATAATTCTCAATCTCCCAATACTTAAATTGCTCTTCCATATATTTTTTTCTTTCTGGTTGCTCATCCAGATTTAGATAATATATGGGAGGAAGTCCTTTGAGTTTATAAAGTGCTTTATTTTTATCCATTATAAAATCTCCCAGTGCTCAGGATATAAGTCTTTTGTATCTAGGTGAGAATTATTCGGACCAAACCATTTTGTTTTTGGATCTGGTCCTAATACTCTCTTATCTGGATTTTTGTTCAAATAGGCACCCCACCAACTAAAAGTACTATTAGAAATTATATTATCAGTACAAAGAGTTTGTAAACATAAGTCATACCAATGATCCATATTAGAACTTTCCCATCGACCATCGCTTGTGACTATCTTCCCATCTTCAGTTTCAGAAAACATAAATCTATCATCAGAAAACATTTTCTGTTCCTTACACCAAGAAATATCATCGGAGAATATTAAAACGGTATGGTCAGGAAACTTAGATGATGCTTCTTCAAACCAAGCATCACTGAGATTATGATGATTAGCAGAGTTTTGCAAATAGTCACCCCTTCTAAGATGAATAGAAACAACTTTACCACCTATACCAGAAATAAACTCTTGACAAGGATCTAAAATTTCTTCAGTAAAAGTAAAATCTTCTTGCAATTCATCCCAAACATTTAAAAAATATTTTTCAGACTGAAAAAATCCATATAAAGATGCGTTCTTTGGTGGATTATTAAAAAGATATTCATCAAACTCGAAACCAGATTCTGATACTATTGGACAATCAATAGGAGCCCCCCTACCATCTCTACGATTAAGACTACCTAAAAATCCTCTATTTTGTGTAGCATTAATCATTTTAAATCCCTGAGATAATTGCATCTCTTCATCTACAGGAATCATATATTCAATTTTATTATGTGCAGCAATTCCTTTTATTGCTGCATATTGGAACATTTGATTTGCAAGAAATCCAAGTCTTCCAAGATGATTAAATGATAATGTCATTATATGTGATACTCCGAATTGTTTTTTGCTAGATGAACTATTTTTGGTTCAAAATTACATGCTTGTTTGAATACTTCTGGATATGCATACTGAGGTCCTAGTACATGAACATCATCTCTCCTTTCAGCAAAAAATTTGTTCATCTGACTTTCATCATGCCACTGTGCAATTATACCATTATCCAAATCTTTTTGGGTTCTAGATTCCAATTCACTAATCATATCAAGAACATATGGAACTTGTCCACCCCAAAGACATCCTTGAAAATACACAGAAGTGTCATTATCACTTAATATTCCTGCGGTAGATTTATCATTAGTTTCAAAAGCACCTGGATGTTGATTATGAGGTGGCATCTTCAAGTAATGGCATGGATGATGTACACCGAAAAAAGGTTTATCAGAGAAAAATTCTTCTTCAGAAATCGTATCAACTACTAAAGTATCCGCATCCATAAAAACTACTTTATCAAATCCAGACAATTCTTTTTTTGCCTTGTTGATAATATTAAATCTCAGTAAAGTAATATAAGGCCAGTCAAGATGTTCCTGAGAGATAGTAGTA